TTGCCGTTTCTATTATTTTACCTATGTTTGGCCATCCTGATGTTATAGCACCTACATGTTGTGGTTTATAACTATGTGTGCTTGCACCTAGCGCTGCTAATGGATGTATTCCTGCTGCTTTTGCGTCTGCAACTTTCCATCTTATTCCGTGCTGTGCAAATATACTTTGATGTTTTCTTTCTCGTGCCCTTGCTTTTCCGACTGGTCCTGAAGGTAATTGAGACATTGCTTGACCTAGTGACGATAATCCGAACATGTTATCTCCTTCGGCATACTATGCCGCTTGCTATTGTTCGTAATCTTATTTTTGACACTGATATGCCTTTGCCTATTTTTGACCGCCTAAAGAGCGTTGTACGCCTTCTCCTTCGTCTTTCGCATATTAATACTCTCCTGGGGTCTGCGAACGATATTGCTGCGTATAAACGTCCTTTAAGACGGCCTCTGACCTCTTTTTTGAATGTTTCTTTGTATGTTACTCGACGACCGTCTATTTTATGGAAATGGTCGTCTGTTTTTGGTTTGTAGCGCCTGAGATCATCCTGTAACTTTAATGGCTCTTTTTTAACTTTTTTATAAACTGGTACCCTCAACAACTTTACAGATTTGGTGATAGTATTGATATCTCGTTGAGTGTAACTTTTTGTTTTTTTTGTTTTCCGTTTTTTAGCCATTTTTTTGTAATTATTTCAGTATGGTGTCAGTGCGCACTGTTAACAACAAGTATTGTTAACATTTATCCTTTAAGAATCGATAATATTTCGATTCCTTTATCCTTTTATTCCGAGCTTTTATGTACGCTCGTATTGCTTTTAGCAGCTTCGGGCTCATTTGTTTCCTCTCCTGCAACTTTTTTAACGCCCTCCGAGGGCGGTTCCGGCTCCGCCGGCTTTTCTTCGTTTTCCATTTTTTCTTCCATTATTGGATATTCTTCCTCGACAAGCTCGTATTGGGTTTGTAATTCTTCCGTGTCGAATTCGTCTGATACTTTAAAGTCCTGTGACTCTTCGAATGTTTCCATATCCTGTTCTGCTGCCTGCCGTGATAATTCTACTTTCAGCACTCTTTTTATTTGCTCCTGTAATGAAGGAGGTCTATTTAATCCTGATGGTATTGCCATCGACCTTGGATTTAATATTTCATGACCACCTTTATCTAAATATCCTGTTTTAAGTTTACTTAGTTTGTCGTATAAATCTTTTGTAACGATCATCTCTTTCCTCCTCTACTTTTTTTATAATTTCTTTAAGATGTTTTACTTGTGTACATGTCATGTCTTCTACTATTTTTACATAACACTGCATGTATTTTGGTATCATTTAACCTCCTTAAAATGTTTTAGCTTTTGCTGTTCTTGATAATCCTCTTCTTGCCTGTATGCTGTGATTTGCCATTACATATAAGCAGTCTGTGTTTGTTGATGCGTTTACACGTTTTGTCGGCACTGCATCTATGAATGATTGATTTAATGCTGGATCTGATGCAAAGATTCTTGCATAGTGCCAATGGTCTAATACTGACCTAAATTCTCCTGCTATTGATGATGGTATGTTTCGATATTCGTCGTATCTTGCCTGATATCCGAATACATCGTCCGGACTTGCGTGACTTGTGTATAATTCTTTGTTTAATACTTCCTGTTCTCCAATAAATTGTAACTCTTTTTGGAAATAGTCTTCTTTTACTTCCCTGGAGAAAGCCCTATTTAATCCTTGCGAATATATTGTTTTTGGTATTACTGACATTAATGTCATTACTATTCCATGTTCTTCAAAAAATCGTCTATATCTATTTGTACGCATCGCAGAAATTCCGTGTCCTCGCATTTCTCCAACCGGATCAGTGCCCTCCGCAGTTTGTAACACTTCACTAAATTGTATAACCTGTCTACCTCCTCCGAGGTACTCTGGGTTCTGTAGGCGAGCGTCCGAACTCCTGACTCCAAGGTAACGTAAATACTCAACGTAACGTGATCCATATTGTGCTCTTGCCTCCTTATATCGCTGTATTGCTAGCGCCAGTCTTAAGTCATTTATTGGTATTCCTGTTGCGGCTGACAGGTCTGCTCTTATGTTTGGATAACCTGCACTGTTTGGATCTTCCTCTATAAATACCTGATTTGTTCCACCTGTTTCCCTTCCACTTGTATATTGCCTTGTACCACTCGCATCTGTTTCATATATATCTACATTTGATGCTACGTATGTTTGGTTTATTGGTCCTATACCACTCACAGGTGCTGCCTCTCCTAATGGTATTGTAACTTGATCTCCCTTTTGTTCCCATGGTCGCGCTGTTGTAAAATAGTCTTTTTCCCACGACACATTTTGTATTGCTGTGTTTGATGTTACGTCTGCTCCTGATGCTACTGAGTTTACTAATTCTGTTACCAGATCTTGATCTCTATAATGCGTATTATAAATAGCGTTATACGCTCGTATTGGTAACGCACTGACATCCAGATCAGGACTATAAGCGGCATCAACAGGCACACCAATATAGTCGTAAAGAGATCCTTCCGCAACTGCAGATAATTCAAAACGCGGCGTAGTAGCGGTAAAATTTCCATCATCACCTCCTGTAATAAAATCTTCCCAATCTTCCCAAATTAATCTATTTGGCACGAACCAGTGGTGTAACCTTACTCTTACTGGATGCATAACCGGCGCTAGTAATGGAGATACTCTTATAAGGCATGATGTTGCCTGTTGTATGCTATCACCTGGTAAAGCCTCGAACCATGATATTGGTATAAGCTTCCCCATATCCATTGTTAGTAATTTGTAATTTGATAAACTGAATTTTGATCTTTTCATTATAGTCCTCGCTTCGCTGAAAATATTTTATGTTTCTTTTCTTGAGACAACCTATCAGACTTTTTATCTTCTGTCAAGTTATCATAGTATAACCCCTTGTTTTTCATATGTTTTTCGAAGATTTCTTCTTGATATACCCAGAAATCACTTAAGAACTCACTTTCATCTACATTTATTTCTTCTGCTAATTTTTTTGTCAAGTATCTTCCTAACGGCATTGACTTATTTCCATATTTTAATTCTTTTATAATCTTTCTATCCTCGAATTTATTTTCGAGTAATTTTTTTGCTATTATTCTTATCGCTCCTATACCTAGCCCTCCATCACCTTTTGATGAGTGCATAAACTCTTTACTTCTTCCTCCTAGTAATTTTCTTTTTGTTAACTTTGCTGTACAGTATCCTACCATGTAAGCTGCACTGTTGTTGTTTAAATCTCCTACCTGTGTAAATCCTTTTTGCCATGATTTATCTATCACCTCCTCGTCTAATTGTCCTAAACCGAATAATGCTAAGTGATAATGTGGACGCCAATTTTTATCACCATATTCGCCTACCGCGAAATATCTTATTTTCCTTGGAACTATATTTTTTCTTAATCTTTTTATGTATAACGATAGGTGTTCCGGTATTAGGTTTTTTGATTCTAGTTTTTCGTCATCGTAAGTTAACGTCACGAATGAACTGTCTGACCACACTTTTTGCTCTAGTAGTATTCTATGTTTCCACACTCTAGCCTGATTTATTCTGCATGGTAGACAACGGCCACAACCGAATGGTGTAGCTGCTAATCTTGCCTCTGAATATACTTCTGTATGTATTCTTTTAATTCCTGTTGGTGTTTTCATGTACGGCCTTTGACACATCACTACATCCTCCTTCCACACCTTTTTTTATAATATGAAGGAGCTCCTATTCTTCTTTTTCCTGATCTTCTTCTCCAAGAGCCTCTTCTCCTTTTCTGATAACCTCTTCTTTTTCTGTAACGCATAACTACCTCCTTATTTCATTATATCATACTGTTTGCGCCTTGCGCGCTGCATAAACGGCCTCATGCCTTTACGCTTGTACTCCTTTTTATATGTATGCTTTTTTAAGCTGCTATATGGTCTTATTTTAAACCTTTGGTACAATGGTACCCAGTATATTGTATGTCCTGCCGGTAATCTACCGGTCCTTCTTAGCTCACTTATTATCGTTGGTTTTATTTTTGCTCTAAACTTTGCTGATGATGCCATCCTTGCCACTACTATGCTATCATATACTGCATTTGCTCCTCTTTGTACTATGCCTAGTGATTCTTTTGCTTCTGATGATAATTGATTTGGTAATATCTCTATTGTTTTGTTTCTATCTACTGTTATCATTTCTCCCGATTGTGCTCCTGCATTTAATCCAGGAGCTCCTGGTGCTGCTCTTATTACCTCTGATGGTACTTCCTCTACTAATCCTTTATTTCCTTGACCTGGGCTTTGATTCTCCATATCCATGAATGCTGTCTTGTTTCTTATTCTTTTAAACTCATTATCTAGTACTGCTGATTCCTTTGCTAATTCTACTAACGCTTTTTGATCGTTTGATTTTTTACCGGCTCTTGCCGTTTCTATTATTTTACCTATGTTTGGCCATCCTGATGTTATAGCACCTACATGTTGTGGTTTATAACTATGT